GCATATTGGTAATTATAGACCAGCGTGTCAGCGTGAAGATTTAGCGGGAGGTAACTAATGATTAAATTGGCATCCATACCTTATTTCCGAGAGTACTTGGAGATTGTAAAGACAAGATATCTGTTACATCAATCAAATCAAATGGCGGTAAAACCGCTAAACTCGGCTGTTGCAAAAAATCTACGACAAAACCAGGCAGACAAACGCCATATTGTGTAGATTTTTCGGCCACTACCAAATATCCACCAGTAGCTACGTATCCCATAACCGAATTGTAAATAGGGTTAATTAGATCATGTTCTTCTAAGAAATCTTCAGACATAAACTGCCCATAGACAAAAATTTTGTCACCGAATTTAAACTCAGTAATTGTCTGACTAAAATCTTGGTTAAATTTTACTTTGGGCTCATCCATACTGGTAGATTTTTCTCCGTTACATAAACTAAACCGTCAAATAAATCAATTTCATACACAAAACCTGAGTAATGCACTTTCCCCACCGACCTTACTGACCAACAATCTGATTTACTAGGAAGAATACGTATGACGTGTGCCGGTTTGTCGGAATACGCGCTGGCATTCCCTAAATTACTAACGAACCCATAGCCACACAATAGGCAAAACAACTCTAGGGATTTAGCGAATTTGGCGTTGCCCGTAGCCATTCTCAGCTGTTCTGGTTGCCTAGAGTCTGGCTTAGCCTCTAGAGTAGTCACTGTGTTAATGAAGTGCCTCATAAGGCTTCTAGATGACCCATAGAGGATTCTGTCTGGTAAACGCATGTCGCGTCTTGCTCGTGCGCCTAATGTACGTTTGACCTTTCGACTAAGGTTGCTCTCCTGATGAACGGCTAGCATCGGAATACCATTACTAGTAGTCCCCTGCCACCAAGTTATTCCGTATTTCTCAAGTATGTCCGTGAATGGGCGGGCTTCTTCAGCATCGGCGAAAATATTCAATACCGGATTTTTATGTTTTGACAGCATACCTCTGCACATCACAAAGGCTAAAATTGTGTACCAGTCTTTATCAGACACAGTCGCGGTACGAGTGGAGTTGCCGTTCTTTAAGATAAGTGATTCGTGAGTTTTATCTTCTTGTAGATATCTAAAATCACGGCCTAAGTATCTGTTAGGATCAGGGGTTAAATCACCGGCGCAAATAGTGTCCATCGAAGCATCGTGTCGTGCATGATCAAAAACAACTTTATGCTCCGGAGTAACAGTAACGCCCCAGCGCGCGCCGCCGAACTTTATCAACTCACCTTTAAACTCTCGCTTTCTAAGAGCGAAAGGCTGTATAAACTCAGCATCGCCAATAAAATTTTTGACTAAGACTTTATCTTTACCGCTCAGTTCGGAGATATTTTTCCAACCTTTAAGGGTGAAAATTCTAGTGTCTGCTACAAACACGCTACCACCTGATATAACTGCTGATGTTTTTTGGTTTGAATTTATTCGCCGCCATATTAGCGATCATAGCCGAGTCCGCGTTGTCGGGGCTTCGGTTGATTATTTTCTTTATATCCTTTTTACGCGTGACAACAGGCTTGCCGGTGTCCAGGTCATATCTATGGGCTGCGAGTTGCCTCAACAAGACACCGTCCTCTATGACAGTGTTCAATATCTTAATGCGCCCGGCGTCAGCGTCGATCATGAACTGATAATAACCTTCATTTCTAGTTTGTAGCGTAGCTGTGTAGACGTTAATATTCCAACCGAGGGTTCTCAAGGCGTCACGGCTGCTGGCCCCAATACCGTTACCTTCAATGGTGATGTTCTTAGCTAGGAGTTTATTGAAGCCGTGTTTTTCGGCGAATTGAATAACTCTGCCTGCGATGTAAAAGCCAATCGCGGCATCTTTCATAGTCGGGGATTTGATTTCAAGCTGTTTCGTAATGACACCCTGCTCAACGAGAGTCACTACTGTCATATCCTTGCCAGCATCCGCCGGGTCAATGCCCAAATAGGAACTAAACTTCTTCTCGTTATTCTCAGGTACGCTAAAGACAGTCATTTTATCAATTAAAGACATAGTAAACAAAGAGTTATCTTCGTCTAGGTAATTCCAGTCACCGTCTAACAGACGTTTGCGTTCTTGCGGTGGAAGACGTTTTAGACCTTCGATGTAGTTTTTATCTAACCAGGGGTTGTCAAACGCCGTTGATTTGATATAAACATCGTAAGCTGGCATTTCCACGTCATTAACATAAACATGACCATTTTGCCAGCGTTGCATCCTGCCACCGCCAAGCGCTTCGTATTTATCGTAAAAATCTTGACGTATAAAATTAGCTGAAGGGTTCATGCTTGAAACTATCTTGCCGGTAATCCCATATTCTTTGTTCATCCAACGGTTAACACGCGATCCTAGAACGTCGTAGGCCTTTTTATTCACTTCTCCCACTTCATCTATAAAACAACCTGTTAGTTCTAGCGAACCCAAACTTTCCATTTCTGGGTCTGATGGCTTTAAAGTGAGATCTAGTAGTAAAATCTGGGAACCGTTAGTGTATTCTAGGGTAGAATCTAAAAGATTGAGTTTATAATCATCTTCACCTATCCCCAAGACCTTATGGACTCTAGACAAAAGAGTCACGAGGGTAGTCTGCTTAAGGGCTTTCAGCTCCTTACGGGCGAGTCCCCACCTAGTGCCGGGATACTGTTTGCACGCGATAGCCGCCAGTAATCCTAGAGTCATGGTGTTGTGTGTTGGGACCATCTGCTTGCCGCACAAGTACATGCTCGACTCATGGTCAACGGTGATGCACCGCATCTGCACGTTGTCTATCTTTTCAATGTTAACTATGTACCTATACCTATTGCTTTCACGGTATTTGGATAAATTTTGTCTGTTTGCTTTTCTTTGTAGATTAAACACAATAAATGGGGCTACGAAGAAAACAGTGTAGGCCGTTTTGTAGGTTTCTTTTATTTGCTTATTACTGTCACTTTGAGTAACGCTATATTTTATACCGAGAGAAGCCAACAACTCACAAATACCGTCAATGATTAATGTATTAGTATTTGTAAACGATGTTTTACCCTGTTTGCCAATAGTCCCATCGGTATCCATTAGACCGCGCAACAGTTCAATGCGCTGACTGACTGACGCCCGAAGATAATTCTGAGGTATATGTTTATTGCCTAATACGCCAATCTCTCTTAGCAACACCCTTAACCCGTAGATAGTAGCCTTTTGATATTCCGGTTTTCTCCCTACACAAAGTCCGTTTAACTCTATTTTGGAAAAGATACCATCATCAATACCGGATATTTCTCCGGTTGTAGTTGTGCCATCCCCAAGCCAAGCCCCTAACGTATATGGGTCAACAATAAGGGGTTTATCGGTAGCGTTAATAGGTAATGTATTTAATACTGCGTGGTTGTTATGCGATCCGCCTCTGGCGTGAAGCGTGCTCAGTATCTCTAGTGTTGTCCTCGGTGTACCGTATCCGTTTGGCGCATCCAACGTATTTTTACCCTGAAGAAATTCTTTGTGGGTTTTATTTCGTTTGGTCCGTCTAGCCTCTCGCGCTTTCTCTGTCCGACGTACAGCGTTTTTTCGCTCTCTATAGGTGAACGTACTCCATAGGTGGTCGGCATCAGCGTCGATAAACGTGCCATCATCAAAATACACGCGGTAGCTATTGCCAACTTTTATGGGGTGTACTTTTAAAATAGTTGTTTCAGAACCGTCTGGCGCGTAAATAACATCACCGTCAGATAGATCGCCGTTGAGTTTCCAGCCATCCGGTGTGGGGATTGGAGTGTCGAGACTTAACATTTTAGATCCGCCAGCGCCCCCACCCATAACAAATCTGACTACCTGCGGGTCGTTAAACTGTTCAAAGGAAATCTGTTGGACTTCTGAAATTGTTAGGTCTGGTGTCATTCTTCGTCCAGAATTTCTTCTATCACCTCAACAGCATCTTCTATCTGCCTGATTTCTGACTCTAACACTTCACCGGCATCTATACTGAGAACCTCGCTTCTAGCGGGTATAACTTGGATAGTAAAATCGGTCTTGCCGAAAAATCCAGTTTGATCTTCAAGCGAAACACGTTCTCCCCATCCGGTTTTACGAATCCACGTGGCCGCTTTTTCATCGCCCCCCATAGCCTTGACCATCATCATCGTAGCTATAATATAGCCACCGTTTTTAGTCGGTACTCTAGACCACCAATCCGGTTGATTTTTGACAACCAAATCGACTAGATCATCATCGTTAAGAATCTCTCGGACAATCTTGTCGAGATTTTTGGGTTTTTTGGGCGATACAATACGGTTGTCAAGAGGCTTTTTAGGTACTAGCTCTCCCCGTTTTCTAGCCTCTATGTTTTTTCTA